ACGCAAGGCGGTGATCAATGCTGACCCGTGGGCGCTGAAGTATCAACTATCCACGAAGGGCAAGAATCGCGGTTACGTTGAGCGGCAGGAGGTCACGGGCGCGGATGGTGCGCCTCAAAAGGTGGAGGTGGAGTATATCAATTCCCCGATTAAAGCTGCCGGGTTACCATCCGAGCCAGTTAGAAATACGGAATAACCTTGGGCGGTTCAATGTCTTATGCAACGGGCGGCGCTGGGGCAAGGACATTTTACAGCGCAACGTGGCTATTGAGAACCTGCTACAAGGCAAGCGTCATGGGTGGTACGAGCCGGTTTACAAAGACACAATTGAAAACTGGGACTGGATTGTAAGCACATTAAAACCGATAACAAAAGACAAGAGCGAACAGGAAAAGCGGATTGAGACCACAACGGGAGGGATTATTGAGATGTGGTCGCTTGAGGACAAGGACGCGTCGAGAGGGCGTTATTACGATTACGTCACCATCAACGAAGCCGCTAAAATCCGACACCTTGAGTATTCATGGAACTATGTTATCCGCATGATTCTCATGGACACACAGGGAAGCGCCTTGATTTGTTCGACTCCGAGGGGGTACGGCTTCTTTCACTCGCTGTACGTGAACGGTCAGGATAACCAGCGTAAAGAGTGGCGGAGTTGGCAGCGTTCCTCGTGGGATAACCCGTTTTTAGCACGTGAGGAACTGGAAGAAGCGCACCACACGTTACCCGAAATAACCTACCGCCAAGAGATCATGGCGGAGTTTATCACAAGCGAGGGCATGGTGTTCCGGCGGGTACACGACGCGGCGATACTAGAACCGGTAGAGCCGGGTGATGGGCAGTACGTGGCTGGCGTAGACGTGGCGGCATCGGTGGATTACACGGTGATCACGGTACTCGACGCGAAGACGAAAGAGATGGTCGCCATTGACCGCTTCAACCGCGTGGATTACCCGGTGCTCGAGGACAGGATCGCGGCGGCGTATTCCAGGTGGAATCTCACCGGCATGGTGATCGAGGCGAACTCGATCGGGCAGGGAGTCATTGACCACTTGCAAAACAGGGGCATGAACATTATCCCGTTCACCACGACCAACGCAACGAAGCACGGCATTATCCAGAGCCTGCAATCCGCGTTTGAACACGGCCAGATAAAGATTATTGACGATCCCGTATTAGTGGGGGAACTCTTGAGTTTTGAGAGCAAAAAGACAAACAGCGGGAATTTTACCTACAGCGCGCCGGAAGGGCAGCACGACGATTGTGTCATGTCGCTTGCCCTCGCATGGTACGCGGTAGATAGGGCGCAACCCGTGATTCTATTCGGAGCGTGATTATGAAATTATCAACCATGAGCAAGGCGACAAAGGCATTAGTCACGCTACCAGCCTGGCAACAGCAGGCATTGGCGGACGCGGGCAACTTTACCAATTCGATCAGTTCGGTAGCAGAGGCGTACTCGCAGGTGCCGTTGATATACCGCGCGGTCAAGATGAGATGCGACGCTATTTCGAGCGTGCCTATCCACATCTACAAGGGGGAAACGGAAGTCGACTGGCCGTTCCCGTGTGAGATGCGCGACCTGATTTGGAAAGTGGAAGCGGACCTACTCGGCGCTGGTATCGCTACCGTGCTGAAACTCCGCAACAAGGTGCGAATCCTCGACCTGCAACGGCTGAACCCCTTCACGGTGGCCGTGCATTACGACGCGGCGTACGGGCTTACCTTCTCGCAGGCGGGCAAGGTGTGGCCGGAATCCGACATGGTTTACATCAAGGAATTCAGTTACTCCGACGACCTGACAAGCGGGATCTCAACCGTGCAGGCGTGCTTGAATGACGCTGGATTGATGAACTACCAGACGCGATTTGCGTCCAGGTTCTTTGAGGCGGGGGCAATGCCGATTGTGCTGGTTAGCGCGGATGGTTTGATTGAGGAGGAGAAGCAGCGCATCCAGAATTTCTTCAGCAAACTGGCAAGCGGGGTTGGTAATGCGTGGCGCGCGCTGGCAACACGCACGAAGCTAACGCCGGAGGTGGTAAGTCAAGACCTGGACAAGATGACCATGCCTGAATTGTACGCGCAGGCGACAAAGAATATAGCTAACGCGTTTGGAATTCCTGTCAATATGTTCAGTGGTGACGACAATTATGCGAGCGCGGACTCACACCGGATGCAGTTTTGGCAGGATACGGTAAGACCTCGCGGGCGCATTGTTGAGGAGGCGTTGAACCGCCAGGTATTAAAGCCGATGGGCTTGCGCATGGAGTTCGCGTTTGATGAGATGGATATATTCCAGGAGGACGAGACACAGCGGGCGCAGGCGTTCAGCCTGTACGTTGAGGCTGGGGTCAATCCGATGGTGGCTAAGGAAATGCTGGGCATTGAGAGCAATACCGATATTCCGTTCATGGCGCCGCAACCGGAGCCGATTGAAACTGAGAAGCCTTTGGATGTGACGGCGGATGTGACGGCTGAATTTGAGAAGTGGGAACGCAAGGCGCTGAAGCGCATCAAGGACGGGAAGAGCGCGGACTGCCAGTTTGATAGCGAACTGATACCGCTTGCTATCCAGGACGAAATACATGCCGCGCTGAAATTGTGCGTTGAACCTGATGAGGTCAAGCGGGTATTCGGTGGCGAGTATGAGTCACCGCAGGACATAGGGCTATACAAGGAACTCAAGCGGGCAAATGAGTTACTGGAACGCTCTCTCATGGATAAGCCGGAATTTCATATCACGGTAAACACGAAGGACGTGGATGAACCCATTACAGAACCTGCGTGACGTGATCGGGCGAATAGAACGCCAGCTCAAAGCGCCGGTTGCACAGCGAGATAAATTCGAGCGCGAGATGGAGCGCAAACTTGGGCGTATCTGGAAGGAACAGCGTGACGAATTGATGCGCTTACTGGGTGACCCTCCCTCTCTTTCCAACGTGCCGCAATCCTACTGGAATAATGGCAGGGCGGCGATTCGCAAGGTGATCGCGCCTATATTCGAGGAAATATTTAGAGAGCAGGCAACCGCGCTGATAACGCAGGTTGGTATTGGTGTGGATTGGGCGCTGATAAACAGCCGGGCTGCTGATTGGGCGATTGAGAATACCCGCCACTTCTTAGAGGATTACGAAAAGACTAACCAGAAGCTGATCAGCGAATATATCAATAAGTTCTACACAGAGGGCTGGACGCTTGATGAAGTGACGGCGCATATAAACAGCGTGATATTCGATGAACGCCGCGCCTCGATGATAGCGATAACAGAAACAACGCGGGCAGCGGTTCAGGCGGAGGTGGCAACGGTGAACGTGTTAGAGGCTGAATACCCGAACCTGCATTTCAAGCCGATTTGGATCACGGCTAACGATGATAGAGTGTGTGACATTTGTGGGCCGATGCACGAAAAGGTTATCGAGGGCGAGGATTTTCCTCCGGCACACGTGGATTGCCGGTGTGAAGTGATGTACGACATGGTGGTGGATAAATGAGCTACGGCGTGCAGATAGAGGGAATTGACGAATTGCTGAAGCGACTGGACGCGGTCGGTGATACTAAGACGCTCAGGGATGGAATGACTTCTGTGGCAGTATCTCTCACCACGAAACTAAAGCAATACCCGCCCGCGCCAGCCAGATCAACTTACCGCAGGACTGGAACGCTGAGGCATCGCTGGACTTATGCGGTGGACGATGACGGTTCAGAGGTGGTAATTGGCAATGTCACGCCGTATGCGCCTTATGTGCAGGGGCGGGAATCGCAGACATGGTATCACAAGCGCACGGGCTGGCAAACCGCAGAAAACCTGCTCGATGGGAAAAAGGAAGACATTGTTAAAGTGCTAAGGCAGTTTATTCAAAAAGCGCTTGACGGTAGGGGGTAGATTATGCAGCTAAAGATCATGACGAAATTACCTGAAGGGATGAAGGCGGAGAAGCGTGAACCAGCGCAGACCGTGAAACGTTACGAGGAATTGCCTGGCAACGAGTACCTTGTGTTGGGAATGCCGTTCGGCGGGCAATTCAATGGGCGTGATTCAGACGGGCAAACGTTCACCGCGAATACCGATGCCTGGTTATCACCTGAGAAGGAGATACCCGTCACGTACTATCACGGATTTGGGCCGGACTCGCCTGATACCTGGCAGGATGTACCTGCTGTTATCGGTGTGGCTAAATTTGATCACACGGATAGTAAAGGGTTTTGGTTCAACGTGAAACTGGACGAAACAGAAACGCTGACCAGCCGGATAACTGGAGTGAAGTCTGACGTTGTGCGCGCGTCATCCGGGGCGGTCGGTCATCTTGTGCGCTATAACGATGATGGCGAAATTACCACGTGGCCGCTGGGTGAACTTGCACTGTTTGATACAAACGAATGGAGAAAACCGGCGAACGATTACGCCGTTTTCAACGCAAAAGGGGAAGGCATCACAGAGGTCAAGGCGGAGGCGGAAACGCAAGCCGTGACGGTTGACGAATCTCCGGAGCAAATAAAAACCGAACTTACTCAGGAGAGTGAAATTATGGAAGAAGAAATTGAAAAGAAAGAAATTGAAAAGAAAGAAATTGACATCGACGCGCTTGTAAAGCGTTTCGAGGATCGCATGGAAGCACGGCTGGAAAAACTGGTCAACGCTCCCCCTATCAACGCACCGGCCGTGATCAAGGCCGAGAACTTGGGCGACCCCGACCCGAACCGCGCGTTCGCGCACTACCTACGCACCGGCGAGCGTGTCAAGGGTTTGAAAGCCGCAATGGGTGAAGATACTGCCGGAGTTGGCGGGTACTTAGTACCTGACGACTTCTACGCCGGAATCGTTGAGAAGCGGAACGAACTCTCAATCCCGCGCCGGGCTGGCGCAACCATCCTGCAAACCTCACGTGACGTGTTGAACATCCCGATTGAAGCGACCTCGCAGACCTACTTTGCACAGTCCGCGCATGACATGGCAGCCGTCAACGAGGACGAGCCGACCATCGGACAGGCAACCGCTACCGTGTTCGACTTCACCAAGTTGGTCAAGGTATCAGAAGACCTGCTGGAAGATTCAGCAGCGAACCTCAACCAGTTCCTGGCGAACTCGTTTGGTCGCTGGATGGCCATGACCGAGAACCGCAACGCGCTGATCGGTGCTGGCACTACCGCACCTCAAGGCGTGACCGTTGGTGGTACTGCTGCCTTGACCTTTGACGACACCAACAGCATTGCCGCAGCCGAAATCCCGGAACTGTACCACAAGTTAGCCGGGCAATACCGTGACAACGCCGTGTGGACAATGAACGACGACACCCTCGGCATGTTACGCGGTCTGTCATCCTCGAGCGTGTTCACATTCGGCGCGCACGAGATCAACGACGAGAGCATCATGGGCAAGCGCGTGTTCACCTCGACCTACATGCCGAAATACTCGACCACGAAGTACAAGTCAATCGTGTTCGGTGACTGGAGCATGTACGCCCTGGTAGAGCGCAAGGGGCTGACCATCCGGCGCTTGAACGAGCTGTACGCAGGCAACCGCCAGGTTGGTTTGCTGGCCGTGTTCCGTCATGGCGGCGTTGTATTGCAGTCGGAAGCGTTTGCAATCGGCGCACAAGCCTAACGTAAGGGCAAATAAAGGGGAGGGTGTAATGCCCTCCCCCCAAAGGATAAACATGAAGATACGAATTTTGCAGAACTTCAACGGACTGGTGGACGGCAAGTCAATCCGATTCAAGGAAGGTCAAGAGGTTGAACTGACTGACCCTGACGCGCTGGATAACTTCCTACGCGGCGGGTACGCGGAGTTGGTCAAGCCCGCCGTCAAGGTGGTGGAAAAACCCGCTCATGCTAAGGGTATCAAGGTGAAATAATGACCATATCAAACGGCTACACAACGCTCGTAACAGTCAAGACCGCGCTCGGCATACCGCTTGACGAAAGAGATGACGACTTCTATCTGGAATCGACCATTGAGAGCGTCAGCCGGTTGATCGACAACCACACCGGGCGCAGGTTCTACGCGGAGACAGATACCAGGTATTACGCGCCGATTTCCATTGACGAGGTTTACACAGATGACATTATCAGCGTGACCAGCCTCAAGACCGACGATGACAACGACGGCACGTTTGAAACGACATGGAGCGCATCTGATTACCACCTCATGCCCTTCAACGCCGGCGAGAACGGGCGCCCCTACACGTGGATTGAGACAAGCGGGTACGGCAATTACTCGTTCCCCCATGGCACTAAGAAGGCGGTGCAGATAGTCGGGAGTTTTGGGTACGCCACAACCGCGCCGAAACCGGTAGCAGAGGCGTGCAAGATTCAGGCAATCCGATTGTTCAAGAGGAAAGACGCGCCATTTGGAGTAATCGCTGGTGGTGACATGCAGCAGAGCATGACCATCCCCGACCTTGACCCTGACGTGAAGATGCTACTTTCACCGTATGTAAGGCGGGTGTAATGGCAATACAAGACGTGATCGCTCGAATGCAGACAGTCATTGAGGGCATATCCGGTATCAAGGGCGCGGATCAATACCTTCCGGAAGCCTTGCCGACCGTAGAGAATTGGGTAGTGATGTACCCTGGCGAATCGGAGTTCATCCCCGGACTTCCAGCTGGTTACATGACCGCGCTTTACAACGTAGTCATCGAAATCCACACCCCGCGCAACACGCTACCCCAAGCGCATAAAAGGATCGTTGCGCTCTACGATGACATCCCTATAAAACTATTCGATGACCTGCTCGACACGAAACTCAATAACACGGTATCGACATTCGGCAATATTACCAGTACCGGTTTGATCGCGATGAACTACGCAGGGATTGACACGGTTGGATTCAGGTACACCGTGAGAGATATAAAAATTCAGACGGTAATCACCTAAGGAGAAGATGGTCGAGAAAAAGAACGTATTAGAGCAGTACCCGATTATGAGTTGGGCGTTCCCCCGAATACTGGTTGCGTTCCTTCTGGAGCGAACAATCAGTTACGCCGACCTCGTATTCCCGGCGTGTATGCAGATCGCGGCGCAGGGTCCGGTGGTTTTGAACATGCCCTACCAGCGCACGGATTTAGCACGCAACCGGGCAGGCATGGAGTTGCTGAAATCAGACTTCACGCATCTCCTCATGCTCGACATTGACCACGTTCACCCGCACGATATTATTCAGCGTTTGGCAAAATGGGTTTTGAAAGACCCGAAGAAGTATCAAGTCGTGGGCGGATTGAATTTCAGGCGGTCAGAACCTTATGACCCGTGCGCGTACAAGACCGGCGCGGACGGCTCGATGTACACAATCGCATGGGAAAAAGACGATGAAATCGTAGAGGTTGACCGGTTAGGTACAGGGTCGATACTCATAGCACGCGAAGTGTTTGAGACAATCCCGCCGCCCTGGTTCTGGAATGATTACTCGCAATCATGGCGCGACGCTTGGCCTGGTGAAGACATTGGATTCAACAAACTGTGTGTACAGCACGGTATCAAGATGTGGGTAGATGTTACCGTGACAAGTCCTCATATCACCCCGGCGATTATTGACGGCGCGACGTGGCAAAAGTGGACGGCGAACAATCAAGACCTCATGGAGGCGCGGGATGATTAGTGTGATTATCGTTGGCATTGACGACTGGGAACGCTACACGCGCCCGTTGATAGCGGATATTTGGACTCACGAGCCGGACGCAAACATCGTTGTTGTGGATAACGCAAGTGCTACTCCCTACCCGAAAGGTGAGCATATCCACAGGACTGACAAGAGACTTGGTTATGCAGAAGCGTTGAATTGGGGTATTGACCGGGCAGGGAATTCAGATTGGTACGTTGTAATGAACAACGACGTGAGGGTGCATAAAGCCTTTACAAAAATGGTTGAATCGCTTGCCACGTCCACGCTCTATGGATTCAAAAAATGGACAGGCCACGAACTGCTGAAATCGAAACCTGATTATCTTTCCAGTTGGTGCATGTTAATCAGCCGTGAGGTGTGGCATAAAATAGGCAAGTTTGACGAAGCGTTTACCCCGATGTATTTCGAGGACATTGATTACTGCATAAGAGCCGCTAAAGAGGGAATACCCCTGATAGAGTTTGATCGTGACGAGTGGGGAATTGAGCATCTTTACATGGACAAAGAGCAGGCGCGGGCTGACTTCAAAGAGAAAAAAGCGGAACTGCTTAATAGTTTGATGAACTACCTCAAGGAGAAATATGGCATCGAATAGAGTCGGAATCATCCCGGCGGCTGGCGCGGCAAAGCGATTCGGTGGCGTGTTCAAGGAATTGTTACCCGTTGGCGAGTCGATGACGCTGCTCTCACGCGCGGTTGACACACTCGAAATGATACCGGTTGATACGACAATCATTGTCACGAACCCGCAGAAGATCGCGGCGCACTCCGTAGCCTTGCAGGGCAGGAACGTCGAGTTTGTAACGCAGATGGACAAGCCCGACATTTGGGGCGCGATAGCATCGACATTGAGCATCGACGCGGATTGGTATTACTTCATCATGCCTGACACAATGCAGGAGCAAGGTAGATTCCCGGAATTACCAGACCACCAGTTTATGCTCGGATTATTCGAGACATTTGACCCGCAGAATTACGGCGTGTTATTGAACGGCGAAATCGTTGACAAGAGCGCATCACTAGCACCTCCACAAACCGCATGGGGAACGCTGGTATGGTCAAGGGAATGCGTCGAGTTATGGAAGAAATACTTGCCTGAAATTAGGGATTACACGCAAGCGTTCAATATGGCAATGGAGCAACTCGGCTGGGGGACGTACTCACTCGCCTGGTACTTCGATTGCGGTTCATTCCAGAGATACAAGAGGGCATTAGCGCATGTCTGATATTACAGCGAACACACAAGCACCCGGCTCATGGCGATATTACAGGGACATTCACGAAGGCGAAACCTGTTTGATTATCGGCAACGGACCATCCTTGCGGGATGTACCGCTTGACTTCCTGAAAAAGTACCCGACATTTGGGACAAATAGAATCTACCTCATGGACGGCTTCACCCCGACGTATTACTGCTCCGTGAACCCACTGGTAATCAGCCAGTTTGCAGAGGACATTGCGAAGATCAACGCGCCGAAGTTTTTACCAGCATCTTACTGTTTCGATGATACCTGCCTGCCGTTGAACTCATCCGGCGTTGTTGTGTTTTCGCAGGACGCGAGCCAATGGATTCACGAGGGGCATACCGTCACGTTTGTTTGTATGCAGATCGCGTACTACATGGGATTCAAGAACGTGTTACTCGTTGGCGTCGATCATTCATTCCAGTATCGCGGAGCGCCGAATCAAGAGATGGTACTCGACGGCAACGACCCGAATCACTTCCACCCGGATTACTTCAAGGGGAAGCATTGGAATAACCCGGATTTACAGCGGAGCGAACACGCTTACAAACTGGCAAGGGCAACGTATGAGGGACACGGGCGCAGGATTATCAACCTCACGCCCAACACGAAGGAGCAGGTATTGGAACACGGGAGCATGAATGACTGGTAGAAGGGTCACGGCAATCATAAGCGCGTACTACGCGGAGGATTATATTCAAGGACGGCTGGAGAACCTTGTCGGTCAGACTGAAAAGGTTGACATTATCGCTGTTGTGCAAAAGGGAAGTATTGAGTCAGGGATATGTGCGCGGTTCCCCCAGGTTGAGATCATCCAGACTAACGACATTCCTGGCGTGTATGAAGCGTGGAATATTGGTATCAAGGCGGCGAACACCCCTTACGTGACGAACGCTAATTCAGATGACCGGCTTGCCCCGCACGCGCTCAAGAAAATGGCTGACATACTGGACAAGGAAACGACATACGGCGTGGTGTACCCTGACGTTGCGATTGTAAACGAGATCGGCGGTAACCCAATCGGTGAGTACAGGTGGCTTGAGGGCGGAATGAAGGAACTAATCAGGGCTTGCTTCGTTGGACCGATGCCGATGTGGAGAAGCAAGTTGCACAAGCAATTCGGTTACTTTGACGAGAGTTACAAGAGCGCGGGGGATTACGAGTTTTGGATGCGTCTCATGGCGGGCGGAGTGAAGTTTTACCACGTGCGCGGAGATCCTTTAGGGGTGTACCTGAAACGACAGAACAGCGTGGAACACAGAGAGCCGTTGCGCTCGCTGTGGGAAGCGAATAACGCGCGCATGAAATACAGGAGGGCGAATGTATAAATATGCCGGTAATGGGTGGATACACGGAGTACCAGCGCGTGATTTATCAGACGAAGAAGCGAAAAAGTACGGAATCAAACAGCTTATAGATTCAGGGCTGTATATCAAGGTGAAAACCATTGCAGATAAAAGCGAGGTGAAAGATGGGCATTAAAGCATTGAGAAAGTTATTACTGGGCGCTGAAACGACTGCCGGAACAGCCGTAGCAGCAGACCTCAGATGGCGCGGAACTGGCGTTATCGAAGACCAGCGGGAGGTTATCTTCCCGGACGAGGACATTGGTTATCTGTCAGGCATTGACAGGAACTATGTACCTAAGCTGCTGGCGGCTGTTTCGTTTGATAGCGTACCGGCTACATTCGAGCAACTTCCGATCATCCTGAGCGCTGGCGTGAAGAACGTCATCACTGGCGTCACGGATACGGGCGGGAGCGGCAAGGTTTACACCTATGCCTTCCCGACCACCAGCGCTAACAGTATCACAACTTGGACGATAGAAGCTGGTGACGACCAGCAGGCAGAGGAAGTCGAATACGCCTTTGTCGAATCGTTTGAGCTTTCCGGCAACGGTGGCGAAGCGCTGCAAATGAGCGCCAACTGGATTGGGCGGCAGGTAACCAAGTGCTCGTTCACCTCGCCGGTGACTGACCCAGCGACCGTTGAGGAAATCCTGTTTGGCAAAGGCAAGCTGTACATTGACGAGGCAAGTGGCACCATCGGCACAACCGAAAAGAGCGCAACACTTCTTGGCATGGGGCTGAACGTCAACACCGGATGGATCGCGAAGTTTGCGGCTGACGGAAACCTGTACTTCTCCTGGGCGCAATCCACGAAACCTGAAGTTCTTCTCAACGTGACCTTTGAGCATAACTCAACGGCGGTAGCAGAGAAGGACGCGTGGAAGGCAGGAACGGCGCGGTTACTGCGCTTGAAGTTTGAGGGTAACGCGCTAACCACCGCCGGGACATTCTCAAAGAAGACGCTGATCATCGACCTGGCGGGCAAGTGGGAATCCTTTGACACACTTGGTGACCAGAACGGTAATGACATCGTGACGGGAACATTCCGGGCGGGTTACGATGCGACGGCCGCGAAGTTTGCAGAGATCAAGGTGGTTAATGAAACTGCCAGTTATTGATTTTGAGAGCATCACGCAAGGACAGCTTGAAATTTATTTCCGACACTTCCGGGAGCTTGGCGGTAAGGATGAAGGCATTGGACTTGTGGAATGGGCTGGGGCTATGGTACGAGCGGCGGTGAAATCCGGCTGGCTGGAGTTGGATGTGGACAATACCAACCCGAAGGACATACAGGCGATACAGAGAGAGATACAAAAGTATGTTGCGAGCGTGCTGGAATTTGACCCAAAAAACTGATATTGGCGGCGGCAGAGTTCGCAGAGGACAAGGGGCTGCCGCCGGAAGAATTACGCCTCGCGTTCCGCTGTCAGCAATGGGGAACGCTGCCATGTTCCGGCGGGTTACTCGACCAACCCGCCGGACTGGTGGAGCGCATGACGATTGCAATCAACGTGTATAACGCGATGAAGGCTTGGCAGCAGAGCGCGGCACGCAACGCAAAGGATTTCGTAAAGAATAACCCTGATACGTGGAAGATCGTAAAAATGGTACTGGATATGAGGGCGGACAATGGCTGACGCGCAATTACAGATAACGATAAAGGCACGCAACCAGGCGAAAGCCGAATTTGACAAGCTGGACAAGCAGGTCAAAGGCTTACAAGGTCAAACTGGCGTTAAGGGGTTGAATAAGACACTTGGTGATCTTGACAGTAAATTTAAGTCGGTAACTGGCGTTTCTCTTGGGTTTGCAACAGCGGCAGGCGCGGCAGGCGCGGCGGTAAGCGGGTTGATTAAATTCGTGTCAGACGCGGTAAATGAGACCGTTGCATACGCGACAGAAATTGACAACATGAGCCGGTTATTAGGGCTTAGCACAGAGGAAACCTCGCGCCTTGTGCAGGCATCCGATGATCTATTCATATCACAGGAAACATTGACCAGCGGTTTACAGGCGGCGACTCGCAAGGGGATTGATGTATCCATCGAGGGGTTGAAGCGGCTGGCGGATGAATACAACAGCTTACCCGCTGGCGTGACGCGCTCAAAGTTTGTACTTGATACCTTTGGGCGTTCCGGCGCTGAAATGGGTAAGCTGATGGAACAGGGCGCGGCTGGAATTGACGCGGCAACTGCGGCGATTGCAGACAATATGATTATCACGCAAAAATCAATGGCCGACATTATGAATTATAAGAGAAGCGTTGATAATCTCAATGATTCCTGGCAGGGGGTCAAATATACGGTCGGGTCAACGGTCATTCCTCAACTGGACTTACTTTTCAGGGTAATGACGAAAGGCAAGGACGATGTAGAGAAACACGCGCAGGCTGTAAATGAATTACAGATGCAACTTGATAGGGCGGCGAGCGCGGCGGCAATCGGCAATAAATCTGCTAAAGCGGCGATGGAGTCTTTGCAAAAACAACTCGATACATTAAATGACGAGTTTTATAACACCGTTGATGCGGCTGGTACCACCACCACATCTCTCTATGGGCTTGGCGAATCTATTATTCCTGTATCTGCTTACATGTCGGAGCTAACAACGCAACTGATATTCAATCAAGCGGCGGCGGGGTTGGATGCTGAGGCAGCACTTAAATTAGCAAAACACATGGGGCTTGTGCCGCCAGCTACGGAGCAAGCTATGAATAAAATTGCGTCTTGGCGCGCGATGTTAGACAGCGGGAAAATAACATTAGACGAATATACCGAGCTTGTCAAGAGGATGAAGGACGAGATAAATAATGTACAGGGAAAGACTGTAACAGTTCGCGTAAGGGGCGAGATAGATAATTCGGCGAGGGAAGCGGCAAGCTTTGCGGGGCAGGGGCGCAACGCTTATATCGGGCTTTCTGCCAGCAACCGTGCCGTTGGCGGGCCGGTTACTGGCGGAACTCCTTACATTGTGGGCGAGGTCGGGCCGGAGTTGTTTGTGCCGAACACGAGCGGGTCAATTGTACCGCACAACCAACTCGCGGGGAGCACAGTTGTCAATTTTTATTATTCTCCGGCCATCTCATTGACGGATAGAACCGAAGCAGAAACGCGGCTTGTACCAATTATTAGAAAGGCGCTGGCGCGGACATGACGACGCTAACGTGGAAAATCAATTTTGATTGGACTACGGCGGGGACTTATGATACCCGCAACGATGCTAAATATGCTACTGGGTTGCGTGTTGTGCGGGGAAGAACGCAATACATCGCGAACAACGGCGACGGATTCGAGCCAATGAGTCCGGGATATTGCAGCATCACGCTGGATAATGCGAGCGGGGATTATGATCCTTACAATACAGGCGGGGCGCTGTACCCGAATGTTGAGCCGGGAAAATATGTGAGAGTGCTGGTGAACACGGGCGGTGCTGACATTCCTGTATTCGCTGGGCGCGTTGAATCAATCGATCCTACCGGTGGGGTATCTAATCCGGCGGTCATTATCACGGCTTATGATGGGCTGAAACAGCTAAAAGACACTCAGATAACCACCAGTTTACATGAGAATATCCGCACGGGTGAGGCAATTGATGAGATATTGAGTACGGCTGCTCAGTGGCCTTCCGTTTGGAGCACGAGATTAGAGTCGGGCGCTGATATTATTCCTTACTGGTGGGAAAATGACGTCAGCGCTATGGATGCCATTGACAGAATATCACAGGCCGAGTTTGGAGGATATGCGGTTCTCGCTGATGGGACGTTTAGGTTTAAGGCGCGCGGGCTTTCATCTGGTGAAGTTGCAACGTTCGACCAGAGCGTGATGCTGAAAGATATTCAAGTTCCAATGCCGTATAACGTGGTGAGAAATGTGATTAAGGTTGTGGTTCATCCAAAAGTTGCACAAACAACGGCTACACTGTGGACTTTACAAGACAAACCGTATGTCGCCGGTGGTGGTTCGCTCGAAGTGTGGGGTAATTATACGTATGAGGGGCGGGCGGTTGGGGCGATCAACACAATACAGCCTGTGGCAACGACCGACTACACGATGAACACAGCATCGGATGGTACAGGGACAAACCTGACGGCTAATTTTAGTGTGACAGCCACGTACTTCGCTGAAACCGTAAAGAACGTTATTGAAAATACTGGTACTACCGGAGGCTATGTCACGCTATTGAAAAATAGGGGACAGGCGATTGATACCCCTGATACTTCTTATGTATTAGTAGATACAAGCGGGACGAACCTAAAGCGCACATTTATAATTGATACCCCCTGGATGCAAAGCACAACTAAAGCAAAGCAATTTGCTGATTACTTGACAAGCGTCTTATCGGGCGTGAATAAATTTCCGGTATTTCAAATGGAGAGCCAGCCTGATTACCAGTTCACTCCAGACTTGCTTGATCGCGTTACTGTGACCATCAGCAAATATTCTATCAATACGTCATTCAGGGTTGGCGGCATTGAGCATGAATGGCTAACGAAAAACGGGCAAGCGGTAAGGACTACGGTATATACAGAGCCGTTTGTCACGCAGAGTGCCGAGGATGGTTATTGGTATTTCCCAATGACATTCACGACTAAGTTTCCATATTGAGAGGCAAACATGGCATATACAGCTGTACCAACAGTTAATACAGGTGACCCCTGGAGCGCGAGCGATCATAACACTTATATCAAGGACAATTTGGCTTATCTTAAAACGGAGACAGATAAGTTATCAGTGCTTTATAGCACGATAATTGTGCTATCACCGATCATGGTGTGCGCGGTAGGGGATGATCAGATACAGATTCCTATTCCCGCATTAATGAATGGCTGGAACCTTACCGGCGTAAAGGGATGGGTCAACACCGCAGGGGATACCGGCACGATGACAGTTCAAATTGAGAACGTAACGAAATCAAAGGACATGCTCTCTACCTTGCTCACATTTGCCAGCGGTGCTACGGTTGATAATGGCAGTGCGGCGATAGATACGACCAAAGATGATGTTGCAAGCGGAAATATTATTTCCATAAATATAGACACTATTCACACAACTCCAGCGCGGGGGTTGTTCGTTGAATTGAAATGGGAGAAACCATGACATATTGCACAGGTGGTACTGTTACTTTGTTGAATGGATACCGTATACATACGTTTACTTCAAGCGGGACATTAGCTGTTGTTTCTGGCGGCGATTTAGAGGTATTGGTGTTAGGCGGTGGGGGTGGCGGTGGTGGTGCCGGCGGCGGCGGCGGCGGTGGTGGTGCCTGCTATTATAGCGCCGCTGACCCTGTTACTGCTGGTAACAAGACGGTAACTGTTGGGGCAGGTGGGAACAGCGAACAGAACGGTGGCAATAGTTCATTTAATGGACATACCGCTATTGGCGGTGGTGCCGGAGGGTCTATAAGCCAAAATGGTAAGTCTGGTGGCTCTGGCGGCGGAGGCGGCGGAAATGACTCCTATTCTCCTCCTGTCGGCTCTGGCGGCGCAGGGTCTCCGGGTGGAAATGGAGCGTCCGGTTCAAGCGCAAATCATTGGGGTGGTGGTGGGGGTGGCGCTGGTGGAAACGGAATTACCGGCACATCGGCCAATCAAGTTTGCGGTGGCGCTGGGTATTCCTGTTCTATTACTGGGGCTGCTGTTCTTTATGGCGGCGGCGGTGGAGGTGGGCAAGCATATGTTGCCGGAGGTGGTGGAAAGACAAACGGAAGGGATGGGGGTGGCGATGGCAGTAACAGTATCGCTGTAGCCGGCGGAGCAGGGACTAATGGTCGTGGTGGGGGTGGTGGTGGGGGAGCATTTAAGAATTTCGGTGGTTCGTCGCAAGGCGGCTCTGGCGGTTCAGGAGTTGTTATCGTTCGTTACAAAGTGAGCGGTGGTGCTCAGGTCATCTGGTGGATGATGGCGTGGAACAGGATAAAAGACATGCTCAGGAAAATAAACGAGACGCTAAAAATACGCGGAATATTCGACAAAGCAATTACGACGATGGTGCTTGATGATTGAGACTGAATTTATCGCGTGTTTGGTGATTGTGCTGGCAGGGTTCAGTATCATAGCGGCTGTTCCTATAATGATCTGGTATTGGCTGGCAACCTATGACGCGCGGAAGGATGATGACGATGAAGTTTAACAA